GCCACTTATTCACGTGTCCAAGATACAAAGTAATCGACCTAGTAACATGAAGTAAAATTATGCCAGGACCAAGCAGAAAACCTACAGCCCTCAGAATGATCCACGGGACTCGTGATAAGAGAAAGAACAAGAACGAGCCGATGCCTGGGGGAGTTGCACAGATGCCGGATTGGTTGTGCCAAGTTGCCCAAGATGAATGGGTCAGACTCTCAGGGGATCTATTCAAGATCGGACTGATCACCAAAGCCGACGAGGTTGAGTTCGGGATCTATTGCCAGGCATACGCCGAGATCCAAGAAGCAGAAGCTGCACTCGTCAAGTTTGGCAGGACTCAGGTGACCAAGGATGGATTCGAGCGAAAATCGCCTTGGCTATCGATCAGAGACGAGGCATGGAAACGATTGCACCAGGCAGCCCAGCAGTTCGGGCTGACACCAGCAAGCCGTACAAAGATAGAAGTACCAGAACAAATAGCAAAAGATGATAAATCGAGATACATTGCCTGATGAGAGAATACATAATCTGATCGCCGGCTATGATCCAGAGGCGACAAAGGGAGAATGCTACTTTGACCAAGATGCAGCAGATCGAGCAATAGGCTTTTTTAGAGATTGCCTCACTCATGTAAAAGGTGAGAAAGCTGGGCAACCCTACGAGCTAGATAACTGGCAAGAGGACATCGTCGGAGCCATGTTTGGATGGAAGAGAAAAGATGACAACACGAGAAGGTTCCGCACAGCATTTTTGTCAGTACCACGCAAGAATGGAAAAAGCACGCTTTGTAGTGGGCTCGCGTTATTTTTGCTTATCAGCGAAAACGAGCCAGGAGCCGAGATTTACTCAGCAGCCGCCGAGAGAGAGCAAGCATCGATCGTCTTCGATATCGCCTCCCAGATGGTGGCTGCAGAGCCAGTATTGCGAGCGTGTACTCAGACATTTAGAAAATCAATCGTAAAAGGGAACAGTAGCTACAAAGTCCTCTCAGCGGATGCGTTTACAAAACATGGGTTGAACGCCTCGGCGATAATCTTTGACGAATTGCACGCCCAACCCAATAGGGACCTATGGGACGTTTTACAAACATCGACCGGCGCAAGAAAACAACCGTTGACGATTGCCATAACAACAGCCGGCTACGACAGAAACAGCATTTGTTACGAGGTACACGATTACGCCTGTAAGGTGAGAGATGGAATCATCGAGGACGAGACATTCCTACCGGTGATCTACGGCTGTGACGAGAAAGATGATTTCAAATGCAAGAAGTCATGGGAGAAGTCGAATCCGGGCTTGGGTCACAGCATACGACTAGATTATCTAGAGATCGAAGCAAAGAAGGCGGCAGAGCTACCAAGCTACGAAAATACATTCCGCCGGCTACATCTCAACCAATGGACTGAGCAAGCTGTGAGATGGATACCGATGGATCGGTGGGACGAAGCCGAGCCGTTTGCAGCATTTGGAGATCGACCGGTATACGCTGGGCTCGATCTCGCGAGTACGACAGATATCGCCGCCTTTGTTATGGTGGCACAAGATGACGACGGCGGATTCGATGTCATGTCCAGATTCTGGATTCCGGCAGAGAATGCCCACAGGCGAGAGCGTACCGATAGGGTGCCGTATAAAGTTTGGATCCGTGAGGGGCTCGTCACAGCGACGCCTGGAGACGTGATCGACTTCGATCAGATTCGCGAGGACATCTTGAAAATCTGCGAAGAGGTGAACGTGAAGAGCATCGCCGTGGACCGGTGGAATTCGACGCAAATAGTTACACAGCTCCAGGGCGAGCTACCACCAGGGACCATCGCGATGTTCGGTCAGGGCTATAGATCGATGTCGGCACCGAGTAAGTTTCTCATTTCTCTAGTGTTAGGTAGGAAACTGCACCACGACAATAATCCGGTAATGCGCTGGATGGCTAGTAATTGCGCGGTCCAGACTGATCCAGCCGGGAACATTAAACCGACCAAGGACGAGAAAAAATCAACAGGCAAAATAGACGGCATAGTCGCACTAGTGATGGCACTAGCACGAGCGACGGCTGATAATGACGACGGTGAAAGTGTCTACGAAGACAGAGGGATCATAACTTTATGATGTTTGGATTATTCGGGAAAAAAGAAGAGCGAGCAACCTTAGCCAATCCAGCGACCTGGCTAGTCAATACCCTCACGGGTGGACCAACGGCTAGCGGGATAACAGTAAACGAGAATACAGCCCTCAACAGTTCGGCAGTCTACGCGGCTGTCAGGCTGTTGAGTGAGGCTGTGGCATCTTTGCCGTTGCATACCTATGAACGTCAGGAGGACGGCAAGAGGCGAGCTGTAGAGCACCCTGTAGCCTCGATCCTATCTCGCAGACCTAATGACTATATGACGTCTTACTCACTTCGAGAGACCATGATGGGTCACTGTCTTATGTGGGGAAACAGTTACGCTGAGATCGTTCGAGATGGAAGCGGCAACCCTGCGGCGCTGCTACCTATTACACCGGATAGAGTCAAGATAGAGATCGATAAGAATGGGCAGATTGTCTATTCTGTAGATGATCAGATACGACTAGCCGCTGATGACGTATTGCACGTAGCCGGCAGCGGATACGACGGGATTCAGGGAAGATCAATTATCACTTTGGCTCGTGAGAGCATTGCGGTAGGGATGGCAGCCGAGAAGTTCGGCGGTTCATTCTTCAATAATGGCGCGAGACTTGGTGGTGTACTAGAGCATCCAGGCAAGATGTCAAAAGATGCAGCAGATCGTCTCAGGGAATCATGGCGGTCCGCACATGGCGGGAGCGGTAAAGCCGGCTCCACAGCTTTATTGGAAGAGGGATTAAAATGGAGTCAGCTATCGATCAGCCAGAATGATGCCCAATTCCTAGAGACAAGACAATTTCAAGTTGAAGAGATCGCTAGATGGTTCGGTATTCCACAGCATATGCTGGGCGCTATGGGCGCTGCCACATTTGGAAACATTGAACACCAGCAGATCGAGTTCGTAACGCATACGCTACGACCTTGGCTCGTGAGATGGGAGCAAGAGATCAGCCGTAAGTTATTCATAGGTGATCAGTTTTATCCAGAATTCCAGGTCGACGGTCTACTTCGAGGCGATACCAAGACGCGGTATGAATCCTACCGAATCGCGCGAGAAGCCGGCTGGATGTCAATAAATGAGATACGGGCTTTGGAGAATCGATCTGGAATCGGTGAATCTGGAGATACCTATATCCAACCGCTAAACATGGGGACAGTAGCCGGCGAAGCTCCGGCTGAAGAAGATGACCGAAGCTGGGCGCAGCCACTGCTCGAAGATGCCCTCATGAGAGGTCGCCGAGTCCAAGAGAACAAAGAACGTACAGCCCTCAAACGCAAGGGCGACCATTATGGAGAATGGCGTACGTTATGGCGGGAGCAAGAGCTGCCCAATATCATGATCGAGATTCTTGCACCATCGATTGAGGCGATCTGCCGATCTGTTTCGATGGACTCAAAAGATACAGATATCACGATCCGGGACACTGTGGACCAATGGATCGAATCCGACAAAGACGATACAACCTTCGCGAGACAAACTATTAAGGGGATAAGATGAACGAACAAAGAGCAATCAACTTCGAAGCTGCAGAATTTAGGTTCGCTGATGACGATAAAAAGGTGCTAGAAGGGTACGCGAGTGTATTCAACAGCAAGACAGACCTAGGTCGATTCGACGAGGTCATTGAGCCGGGAGCATTTAGTCGGGCATTGTCGGAAGACCAGGACGTGAGAGCATTGATAGACCACGATAGCGGTCGCATCATCGGACGTACCAAGAATGGTACACTCGAATTGAGAGAAGATGCCAAGGGCTTGCATTCTCGAATTACGTTGCCAGATACTCAGGAAGGTCGAGATCTTGCGACACTGATCGATCTAGGTACGCTGGACGCAATGTCGTTTGGCTTCATCGTTAAGGGTGATCGATGGGAGAAACAAGAAGGCAGGAATACCAGGCATATATCAGATGTCGATCTATTCGATGTCTCCGTGGTCGCATTTCCAGCTTACGCGGACAGCTCGGTCGCGCTCAGGTCTATGCCAGATGACGAGCCTGGAGATAATCGCCGGATGCGCTTCAATCTAATGTTGAAGAAATTTAGACCAAATTCTTGGCAATAAAAAGCCAAGTTATACGTTAAGCAAGTAAGAAGGGGAAGTCTTGCAACAGTTTACGCCGATGCGATTCTGGAGCTGACAACCTAACAACCTAGACAGATCTACGCCTATGCGACCTCTGCCGGTTTCGTGCTATCAGTACAGACCTGCAAAGGTCGCATTTTTTACAAAAAAGGGGGAAGCCAAATGGCTGAACAAACACTTACTGAGCTCAAGCAGCTCAGAGCAAAAGGCATTCGGGAGATGCGAGAAGTACTCGACATCTCTGATGCAGAAGGTCGCCCATTAAGTGGCGAAGAACGACAGAAATATGACAAGATCGACACCGATGTCGAAGCGCTCACAGAAACAATCGACCGACGCGATAAGCAAGCTCGATCCGAGAAACTGATCTCGGCAGATGCTGGCGAATCACGAGTTTCCCGCAAGGCTACAACACAAGCCGAAATGCTGGATTCGGAAGAATATCGCAACGCATTCTACAAGTACATCAGATACGGCTCGAACGCCTTAGTCGGTGACGAAGCTCGTGGATTGTCGATCGGTACAGATTCAGCCGGCGGTTACTTGACGGAAACAGTCCTAGATCGAACACTAGTTCAGACTCTCGATGAGATGAACGTCATGCGTCAACTATGTACAGTTATCGCTACATCCTCAGATCGTACCATTGCGGTCGAATCAGATGCAGCCGCTGCTGTTTGGATGAACGAGGAGGCTGGATTTACTGAGGACGATGTCGCATTCTCAAGCATTTCTCTGAGCAGTTTCAAGCTCGGTTCAATTATGAAAATTTCAG